GCAATAAAAGTTTTGATAAGGACTTGTTTAGAAAGGGAGAAGGTGATATAGTAAAAGCATATCAATATATACTAAACAACCTAAAGCAGTTTGCATAATGGAAGAAAATCCTTTTTGGGGTGAACCTACTCCCACTGACTTGTGGGATGATATGGATAAGTTAAATGGTCTTTATGAGGAACTTGGTTGGGATCATACCGATTACTTAGACTTTGCTATCGAGGGTAAACATATTACTATTAGAAACAAATCGAGGGAGGGAAGATGACTGAAGCACATACTAATGGTAATCTATCAGTAGTAATTCCCATGGATGATATGGAACTAATACTCACACAGATGTGGAAGTCCCGTGATACAGAACCTAAGATGGGTGAACTGTATAAAAAGTATAGAGAACTTACAACGTTTGAAAAATGAACACAGAACCACAGAATAATGATGAAATTGTGTGGGACATAGAGGATTTAAAGAAAGCAATTATTGATAGTGCTAAAGACTATCATCGTATTATAGAGGAGACTCAAGATGAATCACAATCTAAATAAAATTTTTAGACAGCCAGTATGAATTTTACTGTTTATTCTAAGGATGGATGTCCTTATTGTACAAAGGTAGTACAAGTATTAAAGTTGGCACAGTTAAATCATGTAGTTTATAAATTAAATGATGACTTTGATAAGCAATCATTTGAGGGTCAGTTTGGTGAGGGAACTACATTTCCTCAAGTGGTAGTAAATCAAACCAATCTTGGTGGATGTACAGAAACAGTTCAGTATCTTAAGGAGAAAAAATTAGTCTAATGAGAGACGATTTTGACAATGTATATGATATGCTCGAACATGCTATTGAGTATGCTTTCGAGGGAAAGATGCAGCTTAAGTTTTATGAATTTTTAAAGTATCGTAAGACAACTAAAGCAGAGGTCGATGCTTTCCTTAAGAGTTCTACAGCAAAGGAAATTGCTGATGAAGTGCTAGAGTTAAAGGAGTATATTAAAGGTGGTAATGATTCTGACCATAAACAATTACGGGAAGCATATCATCATATTCCTAAACCAAAAGCAAGAAAAATAATGGCATATCTAGGAGGGATCCTAGAGGATGCAGTGAGGTATAGTAATGACAGAAAACCAGGAAGAAGAAAAAAAGGATCTAAATAAAAACGAACCTCTAGAAATTAATAGAGGGGTTGAGTTATTGTTACGTAATAGGAGGAAGAAACCAGAAAAACCCAAAACCTTTCAGGTAAAATTTGGAAAACTGGTATCCCTCTGGAACAGAGAGATTGTTTTTCACTTTAATGTTTACCTGGACATTAGAAAAACATAACACTCTGGAGGTGTACAATGGAACAAACCATAGTAACATTAACATTAACGACAGTTGTGTCGTTCCTTGCATTATTAGTAGGAGGTATGATAGGATGGATGGCAAGACAGCATTCATATGAAACAACACCCCAAGTAGTGTATACTCATCCAGAAATGTTTGATGCGAACGGACAGTTAGTTCCCGATGAAATTTTAGCTCTAAGAATTGAAACACATGACAACGACGAAGACGACACCGAAGAAGAGGGGTAGACCTGCTAAGAATACTGGACCTAAGTTACCAGCAAAGTCTAAAGCAACACCAACTCCTAAACCTAGAACTCCTGAAGCACCTGCTACAGACTCTCTTCCAATCAATCCTTTTATACATGAGGTATTGGGATTAGCAGATGCTCAGAAATCTAATGCTAAGAAGGTAGAAGTTCTTAGAAATTATGAACACGATTGCTTAAAGGTTCTTTTTGTTTGGAATTTTGATAGTTCTGTAATTAGTTTACTACCACCAGGAGAGGTTCCCTACGGCGAGTCTAATGCTCAAACTACATTTGCTGGCACTCTATCAGATAACATTGCTAGAGAGGCAGCAGGAGGTGAATCAGCAACAGGACAAGACTTAGATGGTAGGAATAAGACAACTATCCGTAGAGAGTATCAAAATTTCTATCACTATGTACAGGGTGGTAACGGTTCATTATCTACAGTGCGTAGAGAAATGATGTTTATTGATTTACTTCAGGGTCTTCATCCAAGAGAAGCAGAAATATTAGTTCTTGTAAAAGATAAGGATCTAGGAACTAAGTATAATATTTCTCTTGACAATGTGAAGCAAGCCTATCAAGATATTCAGTGGGGTAACCGTTCATGACCGTCAAAGCTGGTGGAATGAGGAAAAGAGAAGGAGAAAAAATGTCTGATGAACTTAAACCAAAACCAGAGAAGAAGTTTGATCCTTCAGTTTATTCTTGTGATATTATTCAAGAGAAAACCACTCTAGATAAATCACAAGATAGGAAACTTCCTACTGATGCATTTAATGTTACTTATGTTGTAGAGGGTGAGACACATTTGGATGTGACTCGTGCTGCAAAACAAGTTAATATCTTTGACATGTATTATGATCGTTATGGGAAAGGTGCTATTCAGAAAATTGAGTATGGATATGGTACAATCAAACCAAGTCAGTATGGTTATAAATCACCAGAGAAAAAGAAAAGGAGAAAGGTATGAGTAAGAACAAAGATAATGATGAGTTATTAAGAGCTCAAATAAATGCACTTATCCATGATGAAATTCAGGAAGGCATTAATGATTACATAGATGATAAAGAATCAAAGAAAGAAAAGTCGGATCAAACTGGACTTGGTTTTGCTAGTGCAGATGATGAGGAGGGTGGACAACTTAATGTTAAGGTGCGTTTATCTGAAGTAGATAAAATTTTAAAAGAATATAAAAGGATTAAGAGACAAGAAAAGTCTGCCTTTGGAGAGATTAAGAAACTTGGTTTGGTCGATAAGAATGGTCAAGCTTTAGAATCTAAAACAAATGAAGAAGATGTTAAAGAAAATACAAAAGGTATCAGTGGTACACAAACTTTTAAAACTTAAAATGTTAAGTACCAAGTACAGATTAGAACTTACTGATATATGTTGTCGTATGATAACCGATGATGGTGTACCAGTTACTCTAGATGAAAGGATCTGGATGAATAAACTATGCGAAAAGAATGCATTTGCTAAAGCAATAGCAGAATCTTTACTATGTCCTGACTATATTCCTCACAGTTACGAGTAAACTGTATCACATATTACAAAACTACTTGACTATATAATAGGACTGTGTTATTATTAACACATAACGTTCATCCTGATACATTCAGGACGCAAGTAAGCCGACTCGGAACGAAATCGTTCATCCCCCTTCGACTGGGGACGTAAAAGTTGACTAAAGGAACGGATTAAAACCCCTACTACTTTGGAGAAACCCAATGGCAAAAGTCACATACAGAGGTGTCGAGTATGACACCGCAGAGTACAACAATAAGGTACTCAATGAAGCAGCTCAACACAGAAACCATGATCTAATGTATCGTGGAATCAAGGTAGAACGCAAGTTCGCATCTAAGAGTTGAGTATAAACTTACTTGATTGAGAAGGGGGTTTACATACCCCCTTTTTTAATGTATAATTATTAAAAAGATTATACTTATGGCACTTCATATGAGAGAACAACTAGTCAGAGCAGTGCTGGCACATGCTCAAGGTGAGATTGCAAAACACAGAGCAAACGTGGAAGTATATCTAGAACATCCTGCAGGTATTGGTGAGCATTCTGATATCACTGAAGCAATACAAGTAGAGTTAGATAAGATTGCTAGGTATGATGATCAGGTAGAAGTTATAAACAAATATTTTAGGTCAAGTAGTACTATGTCAGATATAGATAGAAGATCTCATGAATAAGGCAAAACTAAAAGTCTTAGTACAAGCTCTCAAAGAGATTGTAGATGAATTAGAATCAGAAATGTATGCTGATAAAGATGTATTAGCATTTACTCCTCCACCTGAAGATTATGATGAGGTCTTTAATGATTAAATTAATTAGTGTTACACCTGAAGCAGAAAAAACTATAGGATATGTTGCTCGTGTAAGTAATCCTAATAACCAAGAGAATCCAAAGGTAGCAGGTCTCTTGAAGTATTGTATACAGCATCAGCACTGGTCTATCTTTGAGCAGGCTTTCATGACTGTAGAGATTGAAACTACTAGAGGTCTTGCTGCACAGATATTACGTCATAGATCATTTACTTTCCAAGAGTTCTCACAAAGATATGCTGATACTAATCTGTTAGCAGATGAGATTCCTATGTTTGATCTTCGTAGTCAAGACTTAAAGAATCGTCAGAATAGTAATGATGATGTACCACAGAACAAGAAGCAAGATCTTCAAGAGAAGATTGCAGAACACTTTGTTCAATCAATGGATCTGTACAATGAACTGCTTGCGAATGGTATAGCAAAGGAGTGTGCTCGGTTTGTACTACCACTCGCTACACCCACTAGGTTGTACATGAGTGGCAGTATAAGGTCATGGATACACTATATTGATCTGAGGTCAGCACACGGCACTCAGAAGGAACACATGGACATTGCAGAGGGATGTAGAGATATCTTTAAAGAACAATTTCCTATCATTGCGGAAGCTCTTGACTGGAATTCCTAAATAACTATCCACTATTATATTCATATGGCAACATACCCTGTCGTTAATCAGCAAACTGGTGAGCAAAAAGAAGTCGTGATGAGTGTCCATAAGTGGGACTCATGGAGAGAAGATAATCCAGATTGGTTGAGAGACTATTCTGATCCTTCTACAATGCCTGGTGTGGGAGAAGTGGGAGAATGGCAAGATAAACTCGTTAATAAAAATCCTGGATGGGGAGAAGTTCTTAAGAAGGCTGAAAAATCTGGAGGTATCTCTGGAAGATTAGCTAAAAAAGGTTCTTATGAATCCTCAACTCAATCCTCTCTGATGGAAGACTGATATGCCACGTAAAAAGAAAACAACAGATCCAATTGGTGTTGGCATAAGCATGTCAGCCAAACAGATGAAAAGAAAGAAACCAATTAATACTGATATGATGAGGGACATTGAACCTCTCACCGATAATCAGAAAAAATTATTTGAGTCTTATAAGAATGGAAAGAATCTTGTTGCCTATGGTGCAGCAGGAACTGGTAAGACTTTTATTACTCTTTATAATGCTCTTAGAGAAGCTCTTGATCCAACTAGTCCTCATGATAAGATTTACATTGTAAGGTCACTTGTTGCCACCAGAGAGATTGGATTCTTACCTGGTGATCATGATGATAAGTCATTCCTATATCAGATACCATATAAGAATATGGTGAAGTATATGTTTGAGATGCCATCAGATGCAGACTTCCAAATGCTCTATGGCAATCTGAAAGCACAAGATACTATTGATTTCTGGAGTACATCATTCATTCGTGGAACTACCTTAGATAAGGCTATCATTATCGTAGATGAATTCCAGAACTTGAATTATCATGAATTAGATAGTATAATGACACGAGTGGGTACAGATACCAAGATCATGTTCTGTGGTGATGCTACTCAAACTGACTTGATTAAACAGAATGAACGGAATGGTATTCATGATTTCATGAGGATCCTAAGGGTCATGCCATCATTAAACATCATTGAATTTGGTGTTGAGGACATTGTAAGATCAGGTTTGTGTAAAGAATATCTACTTGCAAAATTGGAACTTGGTTTATGACTTTTACTCATTGTAATTTTCTTGGTGATCTTGAATTAGAAAAGAAAGAAACTCCTGGTTGCCGACTGTATCATCTTCCTGATGGTCAGTGGGTTCCTTCTATTACTTCTGTAACATCCTTTTATAACCGTGATATCTTTATCAAGTGGAGAAAGAGAGTAGGTATAGAAGAAGCAAATAAAATAACAAAGAAAGCCACTACTCGTGGAACTGATTTCCATGAAGTAGCACAGGCATACTTAGAGAACAAAGAACTTAACTGGGATGATTATAGACCAGCAAGTAAGTTCATGTTCCATCATGCAGCACCATATCTGGACAAGATAAATAATATACACGCTATAGAAAGAACCCTTTACTCT